CCAGAGGTTCCTACGGTTAATACTTTAATACTAGGTTGTTGTCCAACACGTACTTTTACGTTTGCCATTATCTCGTTACACCTCCTCTAACAAGAACGGTTCCCTCAACAGCTCTGGTTCTAGTGTCACCAGTTCTAATAACTAAATCGTAAACATAACGACCTGGTTTCAAGGTGCTAGTCAAAGTTGCACCCATAGATACCGTGATTACGCCATCGGTTCCGACACCAGCATTTGTAGCAAAGGGAGTGCTAGTTGTGGCAAGAAAATGTTTTCTTAAAGCAGCACTATGACCATAACCAGTTAAATCTAAAACACTGTCGGATGCCGAGTCTGCTAGTGTGAAATTTTGACTAAAATCAGCACCGACACTTATGCTAAGATTGGATACATATACGGCAGCCATTTATTGTAAGTAAAGCACCCTGTATTGGTATTTATCTTGTCAGTAAGTCATGAACTAGTTTTTTAAGTTCTTGCAGTTCATTCTCCAATTCTGCTATTCTATCGTTCTCACTATTTTTCATATTTCTCATACGAATATATTCCCGATACCCTTGTGTATCAGTATTGACAATAGCATTTGACCGTGGATCACGATACAAATGCTTATGACCTTCAACTCTTATCATGCTAAGGCAACAACTCTAATGTCTGAGAATGTAGGAACTCTTGCTTGGTTTGAAGTTGTACAGACAACTTTGATCAGGAATCCAGTAAATTGATCAAGATTATTGGCACTGAACTGATACTCTAAGTAATCGTTTTCAGTAAGACTTGGTGGGACAATAACGTCTGGATGACCAGTATTTCTGCTTGGATCAATTATCTCATCACCAAAACCATTTCCAGTTGTATCACGAAGATTTTCATAACCTGGGAATAGTTCATATGCTTGATCAATTTCACTAGAATCTGCTCTTACCAACTTGTATAGAACTCTAAAGTCTGCCTCTGCTGGTCTAGAAGCAGAAAGAAGGACTCTGAGAGAGTTAGCAGGTTGAGCAAGATCAACTCTTCTAGAGATGTAAACTGAGGTATGTGGATCATCCTCATCAGTATTCACTCTTCCATCAAGAGCATAGTTTACACCAGGATTGTTGATTCTATTAGCAAAGAGTTGGAAACTAGCAACATCAAGATTGATATATGGAGAAACATAAGAACTATCTGTAGTAAATTCTACTCCGAAAGTCAGTGACTTGTTACGTGGTAGATTTGTAGTTCTGGCATCTTCATTGATCTTAGAAGCAATCATTCTTGGTGAAGTCAAATCATTGATGGTATTGATACCGATTGGTTCAAATCCTTGATCCAAGAAGGAAACTTCAGTTCCATCTACACTTGTTGCTGAGATAGTTCTGAGACTACCACTAGCATTAGTCTTATCTCCAGGTGTGACTAAATCAAATCTAGGAGCAATCTGGTTAAACTGAACATTCTGAGTTGCTTCAATTCTAGCACCACCAACTAAGGCATTTGTAGTAAATGAAAGTTGTGGTTCTTGATTTGGAGTATCATCAGTGTCTCTGTTTGATCTATCAATCTGAATGTAATATCCAGCGATGGTTTTATCGAGAGATCCAATATCATGATCTTTGTTAACTCTTCTCAGAGAGACACCATTGAGTTCATACTTACGTGTTTCTGTATTTGTTGGGTGAGTAACAGTCAGACTGTTGTCAACACCTCTCTGAAGAACTCCAACACTTCCAACACCAACAGAGTTATAAGCAATAACTTCATCACCAACGATCAGATATCCAGTGTTAGCAGCACCAACAGAAACACCTTCAAATGTTTCCAGTCCTACAGTGCTACCGAGAGAAACGATTGTGTCGTCAACTCCAAGAGATGCTGTCAGACTTTGAACAGGTGTATTTGCTACAACCTTGGACAGATTTAACTTGTTATTAGCAGCATACATTCCATGTGCTACATGATTAACAAATGCCCAAGAACCATCATTTACAGTTCCTCCAGTTACATTAGAACTGAGAACATTAACATTGGCACTCTTGATGCTACCACTGTTATCATAGTAGGAAAGACCTGCTCCAACGGTTGGACCCTCACCTTGAACGTTTGTGAGGTATAGAGTATCAACACCAGAGAGTGATGTTAGGTTAATTACAGCACCATTTCCAGAACCGAGATCTGAAGTAACAATTCCAACAGTATCACCAACGACATATCCAGATCCACCTGCAACGATGGTTGCTGCTGTAATGGCACTAGTGCCACCACCAACGGTAACACTCAACTTCAGACCTGTTCCATTACCAGTGAGGTTATAAGTGTCTACAGAAGTTACACCTGAGGTTGGACCATATCCCAGTCCTCCAGTGAAGACTCCAACACCATTGACTCTTCCACCTTGATTCTCAACTGTTCCAAATATATAACTCTTGCTATCGGATGTTACCTTTCTACCAATGGCAAGTGTAGTGATGCCACTTACACCAGATGTATATGTTTCAATACCAACTGTTAGTCTTCTGGGATAGGTTTCGATTGGATCCTGACCAAGAATTCTAGTTCCACTGTTACCAACATCCAGTTTTGGACTGTAGAAGTAAGCACTACCAGCACTAGCAGTAAAGTCTGCTCTGTAGAGCTTAAACATCATATCCTCATACTGTGAAGCAGACCAAATAGACCCGTTCTGAGACTTGAACAAGGATCCCATGGAATACTGGGTAGCATAAACAACACCTGTTGCTGCTGGAAGATCGTTAGCATTAACAGTCTTCTTACCCATCTCAGCAATCCAGACTTCATACTGATCTGTGTCAGCAAGAAGAACCACAGCATATTCTAAGTTTGGTTCCAGATAGATTGGTGATGGGAACTTAATGTTTGTGGCAATAGAGGCATCTCTAGATGTTGTAATTTCCTCTGGTTTTACCAAAACCCTAGCATGTGGAGAAGCTAAAGTTGTTGTTGGAGTGCCCAACTCCATTGTTCTCAACTGAACTTCAACAGGAATATTGCCTGGATCTTTGTTTGCAAAGAACACATCAACCGACGTGATGAAAGCACCGTCATCTTCAACTAAGAAGGATTGTGCCAGAGGATCAAAGAAGACAGTCTGAACATTCTGAAGGACCAGAACTCTACCATTAGCAGTATAAGTAGTTTCTGCTGTAGAAATTAGTTTACTACCTGGTAATGGTTCGGCATTGGTAGGACTGTTGGTAAGTTTATACTCTTTAGTACCTGTTCTAATTCTTACGGTTGGTGCTGGTCTTGCTAATGGGTTTCTAAGGAAGAAACAACCAAGGAGATCACCACCATTATCAGAGAGGAGTCTGACATCAGATACTACAGCTTGAGCACCACTGTTAACACCCTTGACCTTCATCTGAGGTTCAACTCTTCCACGATACTGTCCTAGGGCATTCTGAGACATTGCCAGAACATCGATGTTCAGGAAAGTAGTTGCCAAAGAATACTGCTCTGGTGGAACAGTGTCTATGCTGTATGGATTGTTTGTATAAGAGGTTGTAGGAGCAGCAAAAGGACCTTTCTTGTGATCTGGTCTACAAAGTCTGAATCTACAGATTTCAACGTCATTATCACCAATTGTTCCGATTACAGTTTCTCCGATTTGGAAAATACCAGACAGATCTTGAATTTCAAGAAGTTTGGGAACAAAATCAACGGCTCCGTTACCATCCAAGAACTGATAATATCTTGTGTTTGGTTTGAGTCCGACTGCTTCGAAACTTACGTTTCTAGATCTCATAAAGACATCGGCTCTATTAGAGACGACTCTTGTTCCACCAAATGATTGTCCACGACGACCTGGATTGGGGATCATGCTAATACGAGCTGGTCTCCAAAGTCTTCTGACCCAGAAATCCTGCTGTGGGTTCAATGTAACACTACCATTGTACAGAACAACAGCAAATGGGTTTACGTTCTCTACTTTAGTAGCATGTGGTTGATTTAAAAACTCAACTTCGTTGTACTTAAGTGTTACTAATTTACCAGTCTTCTGTACATTTGAATCCAACAGATCAAAATCAATTGACAAGTCGATTTCATCATCTGGAACACTGTTAGCACTAGAGAGAAGTCCTTCAACAGTGGCAGCATCTCTAAATGGAATCAAAAGTCCAGTATCTGGAAGCATTGTAGAAGAATCATCTACAAAATCAGAATTCTTAAAGTCATCAACAAAGATTCCACTCTTAAATCTATCCAGTCCTGTGGCATCTCTTACTTGCAACGATTGTGTTTGGACTTCAAGTAAGTTGAGAGATGTGAGTTGCTCTAAAGTTTCAATTCTATCTTCTAACTTACCAATATCACGCATTGTGTATCTTCTGTTATCGATACTAGTGATATCAGCAGTATCTGGATCATACAAGTATGCTGGCAAATTAATTTCTGCCAATAACATTACATCACCAACCTTTTCTGGTGGTTTTGGATTTCTATCAGCTACGCCTTCAACATAAACAAAATTTCCTAGTTTGTTAAGATACAGTCTATCAATTCTAGGTACGTAGAAATTGTAACCAATGATCGAACTTTCATTCGAAGCAAGTAAAAGTTTTGGTTGATTAGTAAATACCCTAGAATTATAGTCAAATGGAGAAGCAGTTGCTGTATCTGGATCAAATGTGGCAACTCTAGGTCTGAAGTCCAATGTATCAGAAGCCCTTCTCATATTTGGACCAATGACTGGAATATCCTTGGCAAATCTTTCAGCATCATAACTATCGACAGTGAAGATATCACCCTCATCATTTGATGGCACTGTATAGTGGTCAAAAATAGCAAATAACTTTCTTGTTGGTTCTGGATATCCATCTCTTCTAATGAGACGGGAATAATCATAGTATTGATCTTTTTGTCCCTTATCTAAATCGAAGAAGGAAGAGACATCGTTATATCTTCCAGGAACAAACGACTGAATTTGACCAATTACATTAGATTCTTGGAAAATTACATTTTCTTGAGTATTAAAAGTATTTTCGTTCAAATAAACGAAGGTGATAGTATTAGCACCCTTAGTCACTACTTTAGCAACGGCACCAGAGTCATTGCCAATAACATTTTCGCCTAAAATTACACTGTCATTAATCTCAGAATTAGTGAAGAAGTTCAGAGTATCTAAGGTTACAGTAACATCGTCAAGAGATTGATATACAGCAAAAACATTTGCTACATCAGGATAATTCAAGCAAATTTCTTTATCCTGAACTCTAGTTCCATAGAATACATTGAAATCCAATCCATCACTATTGCTGGTATTGGCATCAGTTCCAGACTGTTTAGTCTTAGACTTGCTAATTTCTACAGTTCTTACACGATTATAAACTTTCTTCTTATTCTGAATAGAAGTTTTTCTAATAGTGGCAACTACAACAATATTCGACTCACTAAATCTCAGAGAGTTGAAAGTTACAGTGTTTGAAGTCACAGTAACTTGGTCAGAAGTCAATGGATGAATTTGACCATCACTATAAATGATGACATATCTGTCTTCATCAAAAGCATCAAATACAATGTCCGTAAGATCAGTGATATCTGATGTTTGTAGTGTCAACACACCACTTGCATTAGTGGTTTTACCAGTAACTTGAACTACTGCTTTAAGATCCGAACCCAAGAAATCAACTGTGGCAATGTTACCATCGTCAATTGGAGCATAAAGATATGCCTCTTCTTCATTTCTTACTCTACTTCTACCCAATTTAAATTGAGTGGTTGTTGTAGAACTTGGAAGTGTTCCTTCACAAACATCTTGAACGTTATCAACGGCAGATAACGTCATAAATGTACCACCAACAGAAATAGAGTCTACTCTGTTAAATGTTACCTCTTGAGCCTGTGGTTTCTGATATCTAATAATATCACCAACTTTGAAGTTTACAAAATTATTTCCTGGAGAGGTAGTAATACCATTATTATTGATAGAAAGTGTATCTGCTACACTGTAATTAAATGGAGTATCAAAATCAAGAACAACGTCTGCCATGAAATCTGTAGAATATCCAGATAAAGCAGCACTGTTCTGATACAACATTCGGATATCACCAGATCCAAACTGAGTTACAGAATCAATGGTTCTTGGAACAGTCGTAATACCATTGATAGTGATAGATTCACCAACAACAAATTTGCCAGCAGTTTGTCTCAGGAAAACTTCTGATTTTCCAGATCCTACAACAGTGGCATATCCACTAGCACCACTACCGTTTCCTTTGATATAGGCAGTTGCTGGTAATTCACCAGCATCGACTGTAGCATTTAATTGAAGTTTAGTGTATGTTTGAAGATCATAGAGATAGCAATCAAATGTACTGGCATCTGTAACAACACCAACAGCAGATTCTGGTCTTACTGTATAAACTCTTGCTTGACCAATTTGTGTTCCAACACCAACACCAGTGTTATCTCTTCTTTGATCATATAGTTCAACTGTTCCAGTGAATTCTGGTATTCCATTGACACGATTGAGTCTAACAAGGTTCCCCATCTCAAAATCAACGGATGAGGATTCTACTTTTTTAGTATCTCTAGTTTTTTTAACGTCTAATACTGTTGTGCCATTTTTTTCAACGTCATATCCCTTGACGTAAGCAACTCCAGGACCGACTTTTAACAAAGCTAAATCATCGGAAGGGGTGCTTCCTTGTGGAGTTGACTGATTTGAAAAATACAGACCATCATTACCAGTTCTATCATTTAAAGAATTGTATAAATCGAATTCAAAGTCTTCTACAGAATAATCACCAGACTCATCAAAAGTTCTCTTTGCAAAATAATCACGGATGATATTATATTGAGACCCTTTGATAATTTTTCTTATTTCACCGTTTTCTACTCTTAAAAGTTCGATGAAATTGACATCTGTCGTGTCATCTAATACTTTTTTAGATAAAGTAAGGGTGATTTTTAATCTATCAGCACCTGGAGCAGTATAGTTAGAAAATCCTTTAGCATTATCATAGAGAGATGGATCATCTTTAGCAGTTGCTAAAGTTTCCGATACCGTCAATCCAACTCTATATGATGGTTGATTGCTGTACTGCTCAAGTAAAATAGTCTGTTTTGTTACTCTAGCAAATGTTCCTCTAAGGAACATGATGCCATCACCAATATGTGCCGCGGCACCAATAGAGTTAGTATCTTCTGGAATACATGTGGCAAAAGTATTACCAGCAGGAATGGTTGTATTACCGTAATCGACTGGTTCTAATGCCTCAAGATTTTCACCATCAGTAAATCCATCAAAACTATAATTTGTAGCAGAATTGATGAATTTTACGTAGAGAGTTACATTATTCCTCTCGGATAGACTCTGAGGAAGGACATACTGAACCTGTGCTGTGACACCAGATTCCTGTCCAATAATTCTCTTGCCTACAAAGTTATCAATATAAACACTTACATCTGTTCCCAGATGAGTTGCTGTAATTTCTACAGCATAATACTGGTTATCAAAAGTAACATTGCCAGGAATAACAATGGAACCTTCTTTGAAAATATGACTACCAAAGTTTTCAAGTTGATTCTGTAAAATCGATTGTAGAGTCGTTAGTTCTCTAGCCTGGATAGGAAATCCTGGTTTGAAGAGAACACGATAATAATCCTTATCAGCGTCAAAATCGTCAAAATATGGATTGACGTTGAGATTAGTCTGTTGTGGCATTTTATTAGAACTCTAATACGATTTTAACATCTTCCTTCTGTCTTTCATTCCTGGTTACAGAAGGTCTATTATCAAGGTAGATGATTTCACCTTTCCTCTTATTTATTTCTGGATTAGCAAGACCATCTGTGAACTGAACGCCAAGGTTGACGACCTTTCCTGATGCCAAGGTGGTTGTAATTCCAGTAAAGTTTTGATCTACGTTTACACTAAATGAACCACCAGTTTTTGTGATGGCATTTGCACTTGATGTAAAGTCAATAACTGGTGATCTAAAGTTAACACCAAAGTTATCTTTTTGACCACCAGAAGCAGGGTTGAAGTAAAGACTTCTGTCTTGGTAGTATTTGATAATCTTTGTGTTTGTATCGTAAGAAGCTACGATTCCTCTAGCAGTAGATCCTACACCAACTGTTTGTTCAATCTTATCACCAACTACTAAATCCTGAGCAGAACTCTGGGATTCGTATTTGATAGCATATAAAGCAGAGAACTGATTATCAGTAAATATACTGTCAGATCCAAATGATGCTGGGTTTTGAACAATTCCAACCTGGGCAAATACAGTATCGGAAGCAAAATCAGAAGAAGAATTATCAAATCTGGAATACATCAGAACCTTATCAGCACCCAGTTCCTTATAGACATCGAACCCATGTCCCTTAGATGGTGGAATAATGGGAATCAATGTAGCAAAAGCAGCAGTTGCTGTTTGAATACCAGAGTTTTCACTAGAAAGATCCACTCTACCAAATGAATATCCAGCACCACCAGCAGTAACCTGAGTTTCAATAATTTGACCTAAGGAGTTGGTTGTAATTCTAACCTTGCCACCTGTTCCATCACCAAGAATATCAAATTCCCTAGCAGTAAATTGTGGATATCCAAGACCAGGATCATCAATTGCAACAACTTTAATTTGATTGTTATTAATCTCAGAGTTACCGTTATCCCTAACAGCTTGAATTCCTACGTCAGTGGTTGTTGACCAATCATTTGGAACAGTAATGTATTCTGTAGAGTCGAACTTAACAATGTCACTAGGACTAATAGTGTAAAGATACTTCCAGAGATATCCATCACCACTAGTACCTGCTCTAGTTGGTTCTACATCAGTAAAAGTTGGTTCATCGAGAGACGATGATGGAACAGTAGAAATTCCTGCTGCCGTTCCATTATCTAAACAAATATAAACACGGAACTCACTATTTACCACATAATAATTTGCTCCATAAAGTCTATTGGAGTTAGTTACCTGAGATTGATTTGTAGAACTATAGTCATGTCTATAATAATCATAGGTAGATCCTTGAACCCAATTTACTTTTCTAACCAATCTTCTAGTATTAGCAGATGTAACACGTTTGCCAAACAGCATTGTGTCATACACATGGTTAGAATAATTAATATTGTCAGTTGGGAATGGAGGACCACCAGAATCATTCCATGTAGATGTCCTACCAAATCCAGCAGTAGTAGGATCTGATAAACTCATGAATGTATAATATGAGTTTGCTGTATTTGCCACCGAAGCAACAAAATTACTAGCGTTCAAAATCCTAAATTGATCCGTGATTATAGCAGACATTATAAGCCTATAGTTTATTTTTGTATTTATAAGGTGATTTTACCTCTTGCTCAGAGCACCTGTGTCTCTGAGACCAACGTCTCTTCTTTGGAATGTAGGATAAGTTGTAAGACCAACTTCAAAAGCATTACCATCGGAGAAGAATTCTAATGGTGTAGATGCTCTGTCAATACCAAAGATACGTCCCCATGATATCTTACCAGCAGGTTCTAAGTAAGAACCAGTTGTAGCAACACCAACTACGTTAGTGTCTGGATCAACATAACATGTGATAAGTCCAACCGTTCCAGAAATATTAGCATAATACAATTCATAAACATTATCAAGTTTATCTGTAGAAATACCAATCACATTTGTAGTACCAATACCAACAGATGTTGCCGATCCAACCAATGTAGTCAGTCCAGTTCCAACTCCAGTATCGGAAACTACAATTCTATATCCAGGCAAAAGTTTTTGCCTTTCAATCTCTGTTGGAACATCCTGAAGATCCAATTGGAATACGATTCCCAAACCTTCAGCAGGAATACTCAAGTTATATTGAGAAGTAAATCCAGTGGTGTTAAGAACATATGCCCTGTCACCATCGGCAGATGAAGTTTGAATTGTCAGTGCTGTAGGAATACCAACACCAATAGTGGAGGTTTCAACACCAACGGCAGTGGTTATGTCATAATCAGTAGACAAATCAAATTCAATAATTTGTTCATTTTCACCACCAACAATCAACATCTTAGATCCATCTTGACTGATTGAGAAGTCATATGGAGCATTATCATCTACAATGGTGTGATTTTGTACATATCCAAGTGAGGTAATGTCATATGGAATTGTAAGTTGATAATGATAGAAAGTAGCAGTAGCTGGATCAAGTGTATAAACTGTACGACCGACTCCAGTAACAACCATTGCTCTATGTGCCTGAGTTTGGTTGGCAATTGAAATCTCTGTGCTAACTCCAGTTGCTGCAATTGATGTAAGATCCCAAGCAGTGCCTAAATCAAATTGATTTAATTGAGTTACAAACGGTGCCTGAGCACCTTTGCCAACTGTATACAGTTTAGTTCCATCAGCAAGGAAGTAGATATCATACAGTTCAGTAACACTACTACGAATATCAATAGTATTGCTATTATTGATAACTGCTGTATTGATTTTGTGTGGTGTTGACATTGTATATTCAGTGATCGTTCCACCGGCTCCAGCAGCAAAGATGCTAGAACCATCATCCTTAACTGCTATAGAGACTGCTGTGTTGATACCTGTAGATACGTCAACTCTGTCATTTGGAGTTGCCTTGGTAACATCAAATGGGAAGAATTCTTCCAATCTAGCAGCAGATGTTGTGATGCCAGTAATTAGACCAGTGTATCCCTCAACTTCAAGATTTGTGATGCCACCAACAGATTCAATATTGATGGTTTCGGTAGAACCAAATCCAACAGTAGCAATACCAGTTTGAAGCACTCCACCAAAATTAGTATCTGTTCCATCAACACCAAGGAACAGTGATGTATCATCAACAAATATTTGTGTGTCACTAGTTGTAACATTTTTAATCACACTTGCTGTTGGATAAATTTGAGCCTCAATTGAATCTCTTTCTTTTGAAATAAATTCACCATTCAATATCTTATCAACCTTTTGCTTGGTCCAAATGATTGGTTTATTGGTTACCTGATTAACACCCTCACCTCTATAGAGAGTGGTTTCGGTTTCACTGGAAGAAGTAATACCAATAACTGTTCTGGTGGACTCTTGAGAACGATTTTCTAAAGTATTTGGTGCTAATCCAAATTCAATCAAAGGTGTTCTCTTTATAAAGATGTCATCACCAGGTTTGATTGTCTCATTGATATTAGTGAACAGACTATCTGTACCAACCTTACCTCTATAGAAGAAGATAGATATTTTGTCCTGTGGTACTGGTGGTTCAGTAAACACAATTGATGTGCCGCCATCAAAGTTGTATGCTGTGCCAGGTTCTTGTAAAACACCATTGATGAACACAATCAATAGAGATTCGAGATCAATTAAGGCAGAATCAGGATCATTCTTATCAACTTCAAAACTCAATGTTTGATCATTGTATGATAATGGGAATCTAGCTCTTAGTCCATCTTGAAGAGCACTAATGTCATCAATGTAATCAAGTTCACCAAATTGCCAAGATGAGAATGTATCTTCAAATGTATCAAGGATTTCAATCTCAAACTGTCGGAAATTGTCACCAACGTTAGGATCTGTTGCCAGTCCAACGACAGTCACCTTATCACCGGCTCTAAAAGCATAACCTGGTTTGGTAATTCTAAACTCCTTAATTTCAAACAGAGTAGCACCAATACCAGATCTTACAATTCCACCACTTTCATAAGTATGAGCAATCGTACTAATTCCAACATTTGTAGTGAATTGTTGTAAATCTGAATCGATAGACAGAACACGATAATCAAATCCTTGAGTTCCATCTGGGAAAATGGTTGTGGTCACACCAGCGTGTGGTGCTGTACATGCAAAACTGATATTTCTCAGTTGTATAAACTCATTAAGTCTAGGTTTAAAATCTGGTGCTGTTACTGTGGCAAGACCAGTGGTTTCGTCATATTCAAAGTTTACAATTGGTTTTTCTTGGAAGAATGTATTGATACCAATAACGTCGATAGTTACCGACATTCCAATACCAGTCTCTGAGGTATTACCAATAGCAAGTCTAGAAATACCAGTAACTGGAAGATTTTCATAACTTGGAGAATCAACGAAAACTCTTGGATTTACATATCCAGTTCCACCAGAAACGATCGAAACAGCAATTGTTCCACCAGCACCTACTGTAGCAGTAACTTCGGCACCTGTACCAGCACCACCACCAGGATGGGCATCAATAGTGATTGTATTTGTGGTTACAGAAAGAATTGAGGTTATGATTCCAGCAAGTGGATCTGTTGATCTTGGATATGGATTCAAAGATCTAAAATCATCAGAGGAGCATGTGAATACAATACCACCAGTATCAATTCCAATAGAATTACTAGTAGTTAATCCATGACTTGGGATAGTCAGAACCAAAAGTCCTGTTGGTGAATCATAAGTTGCTCCAGTGGCAGTGAAGGCAGTTCCATCAAAACTTGTTTGTCTGATAGATCCAACACCAGCACTTACAAATCTATGCTCAAAAGCAATATCTGTGACAGCAACTCCAGGAACGGTTACATATCCACTACCAAAGTTAGCAGTTGTCCACTTGGCAAAGTTACCACTACCAACATAAGTATGAGCAAATGTAACTACACCTACCTGAGACTTGAATTGTGTTGCTGAAATAATTTCATCAACATAATATGGACCAGCTGGTTTGACCTCAAATGCATTTCCAGCAGTTGCTCCAGATCCAGTGTAAGTATGGGCAATTGTAGAAACACCGACATCAACGACGAATTTATTCGTGCCAGCAATTCCAAGAATTGGATATCTGTTTGTGTTAACACCAATTGCTTTTTTGCCCGAACTTCCATCGGGGAAAGTAGTTGTAGTTACTCCAGCATGTGGCAGAGTACAAGAGAATCCAATATTCGACAGATCAACATATCTACCAATACTAAAGTTGTGGGATGAAGTTAATCCAACAGTAGCAATGCCTGTTTTGTTATCATAATCGAAAGAACTAATCGTAAAGTTAACTCCTTGTTCAGATGGGAAAACATAGACATTGTGGAAAGGAGATTCAGATGGACAGGAGAACTCTAGTCCACTAAAGTTAATTTTGTCACCAACATTCAGTGTATGGTTTCCATCTGATGTAACTGTCAAAATACCTGTCAGATTATCATAGGCAGCTGTAGAAATATTGACTGTTGTTCCTGTCGTTGGAATACCAGTGACTTCAGTAATTACACCATTAGTTGCCGTAGCGACAATTTCAGCTGGGACAATTGGAGCATATCCCAATCCATTTGTCGAACCAAACGAAATAGGAACTCCACCCCTTGGAAGTTGATTTAGGTTAATATCAGTTTCATCAACAATTTGACCACCGGCAGCTGACAAAATACCAGTAAACACAACACTGCTTATACCAGCATTTTCTATAATTGAGAAATTATTATTTGTGTTATTTGGAGTCGAAGGTGCTTGGAAAATACCATTGATTAAAACTAATCCATTTCCTCCAGTAGATCCGATGCCAGTTACATCAGTGCCAATAGATGTCAATCTAAACCTAGAAGTAACTCCATCAAATTGATCAGAGATATCGTCAAAGATTAAATTGCTATCATAATTCTTTCTTAGATAAACACGACCATTGAAAGAAGATCTAGGTATGGTTAAACCTCTTTCGTCCAAATCTTGTCTACCAGCACCTTTTGGAGCAGATGTGAAATGAATTTTGCTATCAACGATATTGAATGCTCCACGATAAACACTAACGGCATCGTCAGCACTATGAGAGGTAGCACTACTTCCAACAAATCCTCTTGTAACCTCTACGAGAGGAATGTCACCATCCGCAGCAACACCAACGTCTGATGTGCTGCCCAAACCAACAATATTAATCTTGACATATTCATCATTAATCTTGAGCAAATCATTTGGTCTAATGGAAGAAATTCCACTCAGTTCAAAAATAGTTGCTCCTGCTCCTATAGCATTTGTGAGTGTAAAATCAAGCGAAGTTTTACTAATTGGAGATTGAACAATACCATCAATACTGATTATTGCCTTTTCCTTATTCTTAACCATGGAAAGAACGTGTTTATTGCCCGTTCCAACAGATGTAAATGTAACACCTGTGCCTGCTATGGCATTAGCAGTGGTAATAGCAACTCTAAATTGAGAAGCATTATCTCTAATAGCATAAACTGTTTGTGGTAGTCTGGCTGTGCCAACACCAGTATCATAAACAAGTCCAGTGGCAGCTACTCCAACCAAGTTGCTACCAGGAGTGTAACTTAATTCTTCACCGTCTTGGAAATAATGCTCTACGGTAAATACACCATCAGAAGGTCTAAGAATAGAAGAATCTGGGTCGAAAGTTTTAGCAAAAATATCTACAGAATTATGTTTGGCATCAAACTCCAATACTTCTCTTTGATTAATACCAAAGTAAGTAACTTGAGCTACATTTGATCTAACATTTCCATACGTAAGATCACCGATTCCACTAACACCACCATTGTTATCAAGATCTCTATAAACAATCTCATTGAAAGTCTTGATATCAACATCACCAGTAATGTCTGGATAGAACTTAACATCAATGATATTGTTAACACCATAATCAACTCCGAAAGTACCAACTCCACTAGTGCTACCAATCGATAAGAAAGGATAAGTTAGAATATAAAGGTTCTTTCTTTGATCATCGTTTACAACGTAAACTTGGTGAATCGCTTGTGTTTCACCGATGGCAACTTTTACAGTTGATTTAACAGAAGCATCAGTAATACTACTAATACCCAAGATGCTTGTAGAAACACCACTAGTTGTAGTGGAAATACCAGACTCAAGTCTTGCAGTTCTTTCAGAACCATCTATTGTTCCTGTAAATTTGAATCTGTATGTTCCAATTCCAGCACCACTAGTATTGATTCCTACAGTTTGAGTTCTTATTCTTACATCATTAGATCCATTGTTAGTAAATGAAAGTGTAACAACACCAGAATCAATAGATGAAGTAAAGGATCCAATAAATGGACCAGAGAATCCCGAAAGAGAAACTCTAGTGTTAAATGCTGCCAGTTCCGTCAAATGAGTGTCACCAGCACTATGGGACAATACTAATTCATAGTAATCAATATCATTTGTCAAACTATCATAAACTTCTACAGAGGAATATATGCTATCGGTATGTAAAGTGCTGAATCCAATAACGGTTGCTGATGCTCCGGCAGAAACAGTGTCTGTTGAGGAAATTAAATCAACAAATCCAACATTCGCCGACCCTACACCTGCTGTAGTATCATCAAAGAATGTTTGTAATATTTTAATATCATAATCAGTATTGTATGGTTCAAATGGAGTGAATCTCAAACTATATTGATTATCATCAGAATCATAAACACCATCAAATTCTCCAACACTATCACCAAGACCAACCTTTTCCAAGGCAAAGGTGTCTTGATTATTTGTTATCAGAACAATTTCTTTCAGGGACAGTTCATTGCTATTTGTAGCATCAACTGTCTGAACAATAAACTTATTAGTTTGTCTACCTTCAGTCCACTCACCAGTATCAGTAAAGTCAATCAAGTCTTCTGAGTTTTCATTTAAGAAATTGTCACTAATATCATCAATAGAAAGAACTCTGTTTGATTTGTTCAGGATAAAATCACTGACTTTAATATTTTCAAATTCTATAGATTTAGAAGTGTTAGTTGTAGCATCAACATCTCTAACATAATCAAAATCATTTACCGAATCTACTCTCTTTGCTCCATCATAAACATCAATGACCAAGAAAGGATCTTCCTGAGCAGTGGTGAAAGAAGCACCAACATTACCAGTTGGGTCTATCTGCATGTCAACGAAGTTTCTATATCCAGCTGGGTGAACAATATCATTCACATAACTGATAACATCGTCAAACGATTTTACACTTTGAACAGAATATGACATTCTCTGATAGTAGTCATTATCAGATGTTACTTGATAATCCTCATCTAAGAATCCAATTTCGTTACTCCAACCCTTAGTGAACTTAGAAGTAGAATCTACATTAAATCTGCCAACTTTACTGCTCAAATCAGAAATTGTACATCTAGATCCACTTACAGAACCAGTTAGTCTATCACCAACTTTAATTGGTGTAATTCCAGTGACATTCAATTTACCAGTCAAATCATTGAAACTACTTACAAAGAGATCAACAGATCCAATGACAAAATCATCATTCAAGAATAATGCTTCTCCAGGTATAAATGTAGATGATTTTCTTTGAATAGAAAATTCTGCCAAATTGTCCTTTTTAATTACATTAGCAAAGAATCCTGGATTTGTGATTGCAATACCAGTATTATTTCCCCCAGAAACAAAACTAGAAAGGCTATATGTAAGAGTATTGGGATTAGCAGAACTATTATAGTTTGTAATTGTAAAATAAGCATAATCATAGTCAGATGAGTTGTGACCCTGACCATCAGTAGAAGCAAGACCAATACCTTCAACAAAAACTAGATCTCCGTTAGCAAATGGTGCTGTCGAGAATCCCAAAATTGGTGTAGAAATACTAAGTGTGACTGTGTTATCTGTGCTTGAAGCAACACTAACAATAGAAACACCATTATCATTGTTTACAGGAATAATTCTATAAACACTTTCATCATCAAGACCAACTGGATTTCTATCAATTCTAATGCCAGCAACTTCTACGCCATCTATGACTGTTGTTGGACTTACAGAACTTCCAGCTAGTTCTACTGTTCCATCAAACTCAGGAACAACAGTTCCCTCTTCAGGATCAAACAGAATCAAACTAGGTGGAGTTAGATAGTTTCTTCCACCACTGACAACTGTTACTGAATCGAGAGTTTGATAGTCCTGAACGGTCAACTCATTGGGAATGGCAGCTTCAGGTTTTAAGGTTTTGTCAGATGGATAAGAGAATCCTTGAGTCAGCAGTCTTACACCTTCAAGTTTTCCAATGCTACTTGAGTTCAATCTTAAAATAGCACCGACACCTTCATCAGAAGTTATACTAGAGATGCTAGGAACTGTTCTATAGTCAAGACCTTCGAATATAAGTTTAACATCGGTAATTCCACCAGTTGCTGTTAGAGAATCTGTCGTATATTCTAGTTTTTCAATTTGATCTCTTACATAAGAATCTCTTTCTGGTGGAGAATTCAAATTAACATCGAAAGTATTGCTGCTTACATCAGTAACTTTATAAGATCCATTATATTTGCTATTATAATATTGAATTTGATTATTACTTAAAACACTAACATCAGAAGTGCTGATATATCCACTCTTCTCAAGATTGTAATATAAGATGGATGGGAAATTATCAGAATATTCTAAAGTTACTCCAGCACCAACTGTTCCTGGAGTGCCAAATTCTGTAATTAAGAATTCAGTAGTTGATCCTGTAGATACAACTCTGTTCTTATAATCATCAGTGTAATATATTCTAAAGTTATATCCAGTAAGAGTAGAATCTGATAAGTTAAATTCTACATTGTTGTTTTTAAAGATTTCTAATGGAGGATTGATCAAAGAGAATGTATGATCATGTCCACCAGCAGAAGTCAAAGTGATGGTTCTAGGGGGAGAAGAGAATATATCTTTCTTGGTATCTGCCAGTTGGAAATTATTCGTATCGACCGTATATACAAAGTAAGATCCTGTGGTAAGACCACCAATCGATTCACTAGTTTCATAGTAGACTTTATCGCCACTTATAAATCCATGAGAATTTTGAGTAATGACGTTAGTCGTTACATTAACACCGGCAGAGCTAATTGCTACTGGATTGATCAGCAGTTTTTCATCTAAAATTTTAACTGTTACAGTACTAGCAGCACCAACTCCAGTCGTTATACCTGGTTTTACGTTTAATTCAATTTTATCACCATTAACAAGTCCATGAGATTCTCCAGTGGTTACTGTTGCTTTTATCTTCTTGATATCAGCAGTAACTTGTGGATATTTTGTAGTTAACTTATAATCATAAGAATCAGTTCCAGTAACGTCACGGAAGAAAACACTGGGTCCATTCAATACCGTAGCAATACCAACATGATCTTTACTTGATACAACAGCATAAACTACGCTTGGCATATCGAATTGAGATTGTGATGGGGAAGTTGAAATGCCAATTGCTCCAGCAGCAGATCCAACTGTAAAATCAAGTTCTTGATTAGTTACAAATGGATGATTTTGTAAGAAAATAGATTGTGTTGGAATAGATCTTATTGTAGTAATTCCATTGAACTGATAAGATCTTGTGGTGGCAATACCTGCTGTAGATCCAATACCAACAACTTCAAATGGATTGAAGAAAATTTCATCCTGTTCTCTAGATTGGAAATAAGGTGTATTGATTTTTATTTCAAACCTTTGAGGTAAGAAATTGACATTTTCAGTTGCAGTATGAGCTATGCCAGATTCATTAGCATATCTTTGAACTCTTAATATTCCATCTGCCTCAAAGACATTCAAAATACCCATGGTTTCATTCGATACTGTAATCGAACTACCAAAAGAAACTGGAACAAAAGAAACTTGAATGTCAGTTACCATACCACTGACACCTGTTGATCCAACTCCAACAACTAATTTTGCTTGATTAGTTCCGATTCCAGCTTCTTGAGATCCGTTAAGACCAGCAACGAAAGTTGATAATCCAGTAACTTGAACAATATCATTATCCAATAAATCAAAGTTTGGTTTAATGGAAACTTCTACCGTGGAATCATTTTTCCAAGTTACAATAGCGTTTTCATATGTTTCTTCTGTAGAGGCAATGCTAGTAATAGTTCTACCATTAATTCTACTGATTTCAGCAGCAACTCCTGTCCCAACCTCTGTCTCATCAAAGTTAATGTTGTCCCCAACAGCATATCTGGCATTACCTGTAGAGGCAACACTGATAAAGTCAACAGAACCACTACTTAAGTCATCAACAATTGAATCTTGTGGGAATATCTTATATGGTTCAATAACAAAGTCATAAGCAGACTGTTGTTGAGCAATTTTATGTGGGAAAGTATTTCTAATAAGTTTTGAATTATTAAAATCAAAAGACTGATCAATTTTATCAGCTGGATTTATATTTTCACTAATCGCCTTTGATCTAAATGAATTTCCAATAAAGAAGGGGAATTCTGGATTGTTAGAAGAATCAATAGTTCCATAATAAGCATACACACCTTGTGGGAATTCATTGGTAATAGAGAATCTACCATTGAACTCATCAAGATCTCCAGAGTTGTTAAATTTAAAGTCATCAACAAAGAAACCTGCTGGGAAAGTTACAGAACTAGGTCTATTTTCAATATGAGTGATACTTTGTACATAACCAGATTCCATTCTTCTGGTTCCACTCTGAATATCTTCTGGATCATTATATCCAAAAGATCCATAAACTGGATTTCCATCATATGCCCATCCAATCAATGGTGAGTGGAAAGATCCACTATCTTCAAAAGCATCTCTTAAAGTTATACCATATCCAATAGCAGCATATTCAAGACCTTGATCAGGTGTTGGTGAAATAATCTCACCACTGTTATTATTATTTTTAGCAAACTTATTGACACGTAAACGTCTTACGAAACCATTCAGATTTGCCCCAGAACCGACAGAATCTGCCCTAATGACAGTTGTATTGGCATCGTAGTTTACACCCCCACTCAAGACGACTACAGAGGTTACTATACCAGCACTGTTTATCTGTGCTCTCAGTCTAGCACCACTACCTGTGGTGGCAATTCCTACTGCATTTGACTGAACTACTAATTCTGGTGGTGAAGTATATCCACTACCACCACTAAGAACAAATACACTATCAATTCTACCATTTAGAACAACTGGTTTTACTTCAGCTCCTTTTCCACTGTTAATTTCAATTTCAGGAGTTCTTTCAAAATTTAAAATCTCAGATCCATAATCAGTTCCTGGTTCGTAGAGATAAGCATCAACAATTGGACCACGAATAACAGGTGTTGCTGTAAATGTACCCTCTTGTTGTTGTGTGGTTACAGCACTAATGGTTACAGCCACATCTGGATATTTAAAGATATGACTACCAACTCCAACATTTGTCATATTGACAAATTTACCTCTGTTGAAATTAGTTACATCTGTTCCAGCAGTTCCAGCATTAGCCAGTCTAAAAGTATCACTATCTACGACTAAAATCTTGTATTTTGTATCCGATGATAATCCCGAAACAGCAGTGTCTGAGAATTCATATTCTACAATATCACCATTAGAGAAGTTATGATTATCAAAGTTAACTGTATCATATTCAGTTCTAATACCACTTGACTGAACAACTAGTTTTCTATTAGAATATCCTTGTCCAGGGTTAAGAACATTAATTCTATCAATCTTTAGCTTCTTCTCTGTAGTTCTAAATTTCATTACTCCAGAATTATTTTCTGTAGTAATACCAATAGTATTAATACCAGTTAAAG